TTTTTTTTTTTTTTTTTTTATCTGCTCATATACATTTTTGCACGAGTTACCAATTCCCTATACACAGCTGCGCTAGCTCTTGCATCATCTAAAGCAGTGTGCAACTCATACTCATCAGTTAGCTGTAGGTATTCAACTAGAGGCCCTAAACTAACCGATGGTAAGTCAATCAAACCGGTATCCTTGCAGAAGTCTGCTACTATTCCACTATCTCTATACTTATAGTGAAACATCTTATTATAAAGCTCATCCATCCAAACCTTTAAGAAATTAATATCAAAAGAGTAGTTTTGACCAAGAGGTACGAGAATAGCATCCATGAACAAATCAAGTTTCCATTCACAGAATGATTGTAATACTTGATTAGATGTTGGTGAGTTGTTTAGAATATCAAGGTCTAAACCATTTACCTTCATAGCTTCAGGATCTATACCTGCAGTGTGTATAGGTTTGATATGAGATGAGAAATGTGCACCTGTTGGGTTAAAATCATCATCTAGTATCACTACTGCAAAATCAATAATACAATTGACCTGTGAATTTAATCCAGTCGTCTCAGTATCTATAGCTGCATTGATTTTTTTCTTCTTCATTTCTTTACCTGCCTTAATCTGCCATCACTGGCGCAAAACCATTCTTCTTCTTCTTTTAAGTTCGCATCAAATGTGAGATTACCACACATTGTTTTGTTCATTGATCCCTGCTTACCTTTACATATCAAACCCAGCTTAGGAAATTGTCTAGCAGTTCTTTTCTTAGACCAGATCATCTTATCATCTGGTTCAAGGAATTTATAAAAGCTGTCATAAAACTCAGAAAAACCAATTAAGGCTCCTTTACGCTCATAACATACCTCTTCCATAAATTGTTCTAATGGTGTTCTGTTAATTAATTCCATCTCTTTCTTTCTACCTGTTTTTAACACTGGCAATCCTAAGCGGCCAGGTGGTGGAGGTAGTTTTGTAGTTAAGCAGAGATGTAAAAAAGCTCGTTTCTCTTTCTCTAGTTCATCAAGTAGTTTATGTTTAGGTATATCTGAATCTAATTTGTTTACATTAATTACAACTATACGAGTATCATTTGGGAATACAGGACAGTAATTAGGATCATTAGCACATTGTAGCCAATGGGTTGTATTTACAATATCATATATATCTACAAGTTTTATATGTATACTTATATATTTAGCAGTAACCCATTCTTTAATACGATTCAATGCCATCTGATTTCTACCTAAATCTATCTCTTCTACTACACAAAATACAGCTTTGGATATTTGTTTATTAAATCCTCTTTGATCGACTAAAGCTCCATCTGCTTTAGCATAACCACTCTTCAATAATATACTTATTGCTTCATGGAATGTACTTTTACCAGAGTTCTGCGGACCTACTAAGAAGAGGTAAGGTAAAGGCTCAGTAGGCTTTTGAAACATACTAGCCACCCACAATAATAAATATTCTTTACCTTCAGTCACACCATGCTGCTGACACCAAGTATTTCCAGCTATAGCCATATCCAAATCTTTGCCACAATGTTCAAGTATATTCATCCATGTATCACAAGCTCCTTCTTCTGGAATACAAGAAAATGCGGCTGCTTCTTTGTTCCACTGTCTATTACCTGGATACTCCCCAGCGAAAGGTACATTCACTATCTCCCATGGGTCAAGTATTGATTTACTCATTACACTTTCAACATCATGCTTATTCATATTACCTTGCTGAGCAGCTAAAACAGTCTCGACATTCTTTCTAGGCTGCATAACCCATTGTTTTCTAGTTTGAATAAACCAACCAACCTCAGATTGAAAAGATATAGCGTGCCGAATCAAATGATCTGGGGACTGAAAATCTTTTTTTCTCCTCGGTATAGTTATCACCTTCTCCCATAACTTGCCATTCGGAGAAGCTACAAAAGCTGTAAGCTCTGGTTCAGCTTTAGATCCCTTTTGCCTTTCAAACTGCAGGATAAGTCTACCTTCAGTTTTCTGTTTAAATGTCATTTGTCGATCAGCTAAAAGTGTTTCGTATAATGGTTCAGACCTAAGATCTCTACCTATCTCTTGAATATCCATAGCGTCGAGCACTTTTAAACCATCTGATACTGTTCTAAATACAAAGTCACCTCTAGCATTTTCCATACCTCCAAATGCCCTGACAAAGGTTTCTAAATCTCCCTTGACATTAAACAGACATCTAGTCCAACCAGATGGATCAACAACCCAAGATGGATTCTCTGTCACACCTGGATTGTGTCTACGTATCACCCATGAACCATTGTCACCTGGAAAAGCATAACAGTTTTGGGAGCTACTGCCTGAGCTAGATGTTTCAAAAAATCCTCTAAGATTTAATTCAGTATGGCACCTCTTTAAATCATGAGTATGGCAGACTAACATATTATAATCATTATCCCACCAAGAATCTTTATTATCTCCGGTATGCACTTTAAACCAATTTAAGACTTCTCTATGAAAAGTATCTAATTCATGTTGTTTTGTTGACATAGCCATGATATTAAATAGCTTTTCATTTTCTTCATCTCCGTAAGCTACCTTCTTACGTCTACCGGATGTTACATTGATTTGATGTTTCCAATTTGTTGGTATACGTGTATGGTCGAATAACTCACCTCTCTGGGTCAATGATAAACCACGTGTACCCTTACTTTTTCTATGGTACACCCATAAAACCATACCACAAACATCTATAGCATTAGCAAAATTATAACCTGCATCTAAAGATAATACACTTAATATACTTCTAGCTATAGCGGCATGTTCTGTATGATTCGCTGTGTCTACAGGCTTATCTAAATGAATATATACATGGAAGCCACGGCCAGATGTACTGTATTGAAGTGTAGCATAAGGTATAGCTTTAATTCTGTTGTATACATCTTCTAACTCCTCATCATTCAATCCTTCCTTATGGTTCACTATTGAATCAAAATCATAACCAAAGAAGTAAGATTTACGTTCTTCCCAATTCCAACCCGTCAGACCTATACCTTCTGCATGGTCAGCTAGACTGAATGCTAGATTACTATCTTTATAGTTGGGTTCTTTATAAGCATTCCAAGGTATCCTAAAAGACTTCCAAACTGTTTTACTATCAGTAAAACCTCTCCATCGTTTACCTTTATACTCTCCTGTCAACTTCTCACCTTCATCCTGTGCTACATTGACTTGTACCTCCATACCTGGATTATACAATTTGGATAAATGAGATTTAGCAAAAAGATTTAGAAAAGTACCTATTTCATACCTTCGTGTTCCGATGTCTACCTCCTAAAAAAGATGTGACCACACTATTTTAACCTGTAATTTGTCCTATACTACAATATAGTATATGCACAATGTATAGTCAATACTCTAGTACTAACTAATTGATCTTTTTTCTTAGAGTATAAAGAATAAAATAAAAATAAAATAAGTATATAAGCAGAGTTAAAAGATTGATTAGTTAGTATTAGAGTATTCAGCTATATAGTGGTTTAACCGCTTAAATAGCTATACATTATATTACTTATTTCTTTTTTTTTATTTGCTTGTATAGTTGCCATATACTATATTATAGTATAGGATTATTTGTAGAGTTATTTATAGCTGTATAGTAGTTTAATCGCTTAAATAGCTAGTTTAAATAAAATAGGAGGTAGAGAATGCTTAAAGAGACAAATTTAAAGGAGGTGAGTGACATGAATCCCGACTACTAAAGACAGTCAAACCTAGTGTAAACTAAATTAATTTGTGTAACTAACAACCAACAACCAAAGGACTTGACATTGAAAACACTTTCAATTTCGCCAAAACAACTTATTTTCCCATCAGAAGACATTGCACTCAGACCTGCTCCAAGCCCAGAAGATAAAGATACATGGGAAAGACTTCTTAATTTGAAAGACAGTATCTCTAAAGAAGGTATGCTTTCACTGTTTACTGTTTGTCCAAAACCTGATAACAAGTTTATGGTTCTTGATGGTTCACGTAGAGCTGTTGCAAATATGCTTCTCTGTAGAGAAGGTAATCCTGACTTCCAGAAGATCAATGTTAATGTAAGCGAAGTTGATGACATTGGTGCTATCGAAGCAATGTTTGTGGGTAATGCACATCAAGACCCAACCAAACCTGTTCAGTATGCAAAACTTCTTATGAAGTTGATGTACGGTAAAGGTCTTAACTTGAAAGAGTTGGCTAAAGCAGTATCTAAAAGTACTGAGTATGTTGCTAAAATGTTGAAGATTAATAACCTTCCTGAATTGGCTAAAGTAGCTCTTCAAGCAGGTAAAATGTCTTTGGGTAATGCAATTCAACTGTCTAAGTTAAAAACAGATGAAGACATTGAGAAAAACATCGAAGATGCTTGTACTTTTACTGGTGAAAAATTCGGAGCTTCAGTGGCTAAAACTCTTGCTGATCAAGCAAAAGCACGTCGTGATGATAATGTAGGTAAGGCTCCTGAGTTTTCTGCTGCTGAGAAGTTTGTCGGTAAAGATACAGTTAAATTGAATTTTGAGAAAGCTAAAGTTATCTTTGAAAAAGAAGCTACACCTTTCAACAAAGGATATCTAGCTGCTTATCTTGAGATTCTTTCTCTCGATGAAAAAGCTGTTTCAGCTCAGAAAACTGAATGGGACAAGAAACAAAAGGTTAAAGAAGATCAAGCAGCTAAACGTAAATCTGATAGTCAAGCTAAAAAGAAAATTGATGCTGTTAAGTTCTTAAAAGAAGCAGGTATCAAATCTCTTGATGATATCGAAGCAGCGTAACCAAAACCAAAACCAAAACCAAAACCAAAACCAAAACCAAAACGTAAAGAAAGAAAATGAAAATGGAAAATGAAATACAAAAAGTAGATGAAGCCACTTCTGTTGCAGCTTTAATGGCAGGACAGATGGAAGACGATAACAGTACTGCTCTTGAGCAGGTAGGTGCATCAGACTATGTGCCATACCTCACTATTGTCTACAAAACGTCTAAGGCTTTTGAAAATGGATTAGCAAAGATTGGTGACTTATTTCTTGGTGGTAAAACCACTCTAGGTAATATTGTTAAGATGGTAATCCTCGATTATCGTGTCCATTGTGCTGTAAACAATACAGATGATTACTCTTTTACTTCTGAGTTTTTTATACCTTCATCCAATAAAGAACCTCTTTCTTCTAATGAGAAGTATATCAACTTTATGTCTCAGGATACTAGAAGTAATGAGAAGTTGATTGAAGGTTCTGATTTGCTTATCTGGTTACCCGACCATAACTCTTTTGCTCAATTCTTTTGTAAGGCTTCTCTTGCAAGATATGGTAGCCCTATGTACAAAGCCTCACGTGGTGGCCGTGTTATAGAAGTTACAGGAAATAAAGAAGAAGGTAAACAAAACAAGTCTTGGGTGTCTCTAACTATTGTTCAGACACAAGAGTGTTTAGAGGGTAGTGCTTACGCCTCTCAAGGTTATAAAGCTACTACTGCTTTACCTGTTGATCTATTTGGCAAATATATCAAGCAATTTCAAAATCCAAACATGGATGAAATTGTAGGTAAAGACGAGACGAATGCCAAACGAGACAGATAATATAATTATATTGTCTATGCCTCAAGTGGATGTGGAGGCTTTGCCTCTGCATCTACCTCTAGCAGATGGGATAAACAATGGAGGTTATGTTATACCAGTCTTCTATGGTGATTGTAGGATAAAGAGAAAGCAAGAGTATTCACCAATTGACCTGTTAGTGGCGGGGCTTGAAGCTAAAAGAGATGATATAATTATCAATGATCTTGTCAGGTTCTACGATCTACGTAGAGGTAAGATATTTAGTAAGCACTCAGTCTATATAAATGTTTTAAACGCTGATAGTGTGGAGGTATACAATGTAGCTCAGGCTATGGAATCTGGTAGTAAAATACTATTCAGAAAACTTAAACGAAATGCACCTCTGGTGTGCAAATGGAGATAAGATTATGAGGCCATTGAGTCTAGCAGTTATGGCTAGAGCATTAAAGGAGGTTGTAGTATTAGAGCAAGAGGAGTACTATAGTACAGTTACAATGATAGAGGTATTAAAACAATGCAACGAGAGCTTTGACTTAGCATTGCTAGTATGCAGGAAATCTGAAATTGCTAAATGTACTCCAAACGATTTTACAGATGAAGAAATAGTTAAGTATGCAATAGAAAAATTAAATAGCATAGAGGTGTGAAATGGTTAGATATGTAAAGTTTATATCGAAACGAATTAAACGAGATAGTGATGGTACGACAATACATAGTTATATGTCGCCTACACCTGACTTCCCATCACATGGAGTGTACTTCTTCTCCATACCTCTTGAGATGCAGCCTAAGCTCAATGAAGGTCATTTTTATCTTTTTAAGTATAGTGAGGTTTATGATCAGAATAAAAAAGATAAAAAAGGAAGACCAATGTATACGAGAAAAGCTATACCTCTTTATCAATTCAGCCAACACTTAGTACCAGATAGCAATGGTAACTACGACTACAATGAAGTAAGACGTATAGAAAAAGAGTTAAATGAGTTTACTAATGGTATAATGCAAATAATTAAAAAAGGAATTTTTGATGAAAAACAAAATTAATGTGCGTCCTAATTATAGTATGCTAGAGAAGAGTAACACTACCTTGAAGTATGCCATTAATTTTGAAAGAGGGTGTAGCCGTAAGCTTGCTGAAGAGGTAGATGAACTCAAAGAAGCAAATGAAGGTTTGAATGTTAGAATAGATTCTGATATAGTTAATTATGCTAAGCTAAATGCTAACCTTAGAAGCGAAACTAAGAAGGTAGATGAGCTACTGAAAGAGAATGATAAGTTAACTAAAAGATACATCGAGGTTTGTGACGAAAGACATAACTTCTTAGGTGATAACCAGAGACTGGAAGCTAACCTCAGAAGCGAAACCGACAATGTAATAAGGGTGATTGGGAAGTTAAAAAAACTAGAAAACAATAATGTGAGACTAGAAAATCATAGCAAAGAACTGGAGGCTTCTATACTTGCACTGGCAGGCGAAAGAGATACCTTCTTAATTGATAACCACAAACTGGAGGCTAACCTCAGAAGCGAAACTAAGAAGGTAGTTGGATTAAAGAAAGAAGCTACAATGAAAAAGGCAGTAAGACAATGTAACGAGAGTTTTGACTCAATATCGCTAGCATTCAAACTCCGTACTGTCACTAGTGAGAAGGAGGTATTGCTAAATGCTAATTTCAAACTCAATAGAGATAATAACGTATTACGTACCAAAAATCGTAAAATCCAAAGAAAATTATATGGTGAATGTCTTGTTTCTGAACGACATGCAAAAGAAATGTATCCAGAGACTGTACTGACTTTAGGGAAGGTACTGATCCCAGATGAAATTAATAAGGTTAGAGACACAATCACTTACCATAATCTCAAGCAAATGTTTAGTGACAGATGTAACTACGCTTTGCTTTCCTTGTTAGAGAAGTGTGACTTGAAAGATATGGATACGATATTGGAGTATACTAAAGGTATATGGACAACAGCTGATTCTCGTGTGATTAAATTCACTAAATTAGGTGCTAAGCATTTGTCTAGCTGTATTAAAATGTGTAAAAAGTGCAAAGATAACTACACACTTCAGATTGCTTTACATTATTTCTTAAATGAAGAGGCTAGAAGAGAATGCAAATAGTAATAGGTAAGAAAAGACTAAATTTAGATATACATCCTCATCCAGACAACAACGAATTGTTGACTGTTAAGTTTCCATATAACAAGGATCTTGTTGCTGAGATGAAGGTAATGGATAAGCCACGAGATTGTTTTAATGGTGATACTAAGACTTGGATCATTAATAACAATCGCAGGAATATGTTTGCCCTAGACATACTTCAGAATGGAGAAAAAATACACCGGTATGACCTCCCTATACCAGAGCAGGTATGGGATGACAACTGGTCTCACCAAAACGATATGCAGAACGCAGTGTTGACCCGTAAGCAATGTATTATTGCCGGAGAAATGCGTACTGGTAAAACTCGACCTCTTCTCAGAATACTGAAAGAGACCAATCCCAAAATAGTATGGATCGTTAGTACAAAGTCTGGCTGTAAATCTATAGTCAGAGAACAGATTAAAGCTAATCTTGTGCCAGATGGGGAGGTAAGACTTTTCTCCTATCAAGGATTTTCTATCCACATGAATAAGCTATTGTCTATGAAAGAAACAATTGGCTATCCTGTTGATAAGGACAAAGGACAGATACCTTCATTTGTTATCTTTGATGAGATACAGAAGCTAAAAACATGGACAGCAGGTGTAACGAAGAATGCAATGATACTTAGTAACTGGATGTATTGTGTATATGGTTATGATGGGTATTTTATGGTAGGTCTATCTGGTACACCTGCTCCTAAGAACCCATTAGATTGGTGGAGTATCTGTGAGATTATCCAACCTGGATTTATTCGTGAACCATCTCTAGCTAAGTTCAAAATGAGATATGCTCATACTGAGCTGAAGGAAGGTAACTACGGCAACTACATTAACATAAAGGACTGGAATAAGGTTGAGTTAGATAAGTTGAGGCGCAGACTTAAACCTCTTGTCTTTGTATTTCTCAAGAAGGATTGCCTTGACTTACCAGATAAACAGTATGAGATTGTTGAGCTTACCTGCAGTAAAGAGCTGTTTCGTGTAGCTAAAACAATTGCAAGAAATGAAGATAATGGTTTAGCAGCCAGAAACAAACTAAGACAACTCAGTGATGGCTTCCAGTACAAATATGATGAGTATGATGAGCGTACAGGTACTAAGAAGAGAATTGATTCTACCTTCGTAGGTACGCCTAAGTTAGATCAACTTACAGAGGATTTGTTAGAGATAGAAGATGTAGGAAGAGTTGTTATCTATGCAGGCTACAAGGGTAGTATAGATATAGTTACAGAGCATTGTGTCAAAGCCGGTTGGACTGTACTACAGGTAGATGGCAGAGGATATAATGTTTTTGGTGCAGATGATGAAGCCATTACTTCTGACTTATGCTTAGATGAGATGGATAGATCAACTGACACAGGTAGTATAATTAAGTTAGCTATTGTTATGAATCAGGATTCTGGTAGTACTGGTATGGAATTTTCTTCTGCTCCACTGTTTATTTATTATAGCAATACAGATAAAGGTGAGTCTCGTATGCAGAGTGAGGATCGTGGCCATAGTAATAATATGGATAAGAATAGAGGATTACTAATCAAAGACTACTGTGTTCTACCTTCTGACTATAAGATGAGAGAACAATTAATGCTGAAGAAAGATTTACAGAACATAACTATGGGTGAGTGGAAAAGCCTTTATGACGAAATGGAGTCTTAAAATGATTGTACGTGAGATCCATGAGTATGGTATAGGTGAGTATCTTGTAGGTCTGATATGAGGACTGATAATAAAAGTGTGATATTTGAAAAAATACAATATCCAATTGAAAGAAGAGAGTACACCCTTTAAAGGAGTTTTAAAAATGGCTAGAGTAGATAATATAGGTGTAAGGGCAGCGTATGATGCAGGTATGCAAGCAAGAGGACGATACAGTAGAGGTGAAATAAGTAATTTGAAAAATCCATTTAACCCAGATACTAGATTCCAAATGCATTGTTCTTGGAAAGACGGTAGTGATGATGCAGCAATAAAAGAAAGAGGTAGAAAATGAATGCAAGTGGACTTACTTTTGATATAGTTATGAAAGTGGCACAGGATGCAATGGCTAATAATGATACACCTGGCTTCTGTACTGAGTGTGGTAATCAGCAGAGCGGTTGTGAGCCAGATGCAAGAGACATAAGGTGTGAATCGTGTGACAGTTGCACAGTTTTTGGAGCAGAAGAAATTTTGCTATGCGGGCTAGTATAATGGGTATGTATATAATGGGTATGTATGATAGTGTTTACCTACGCTGTCCTAATTGTGGAACTTCTATAAGCTGCCAGTCTAATACAGTATCTTGCGAACTTCTAGGGTGCGAAAATGAGATACCTTTAAAAGTAGCAGGAGACTTAATTGGAACAGTTAAAAACTGCCATGTGTGTTACAAAAATTTTAAGGTATGTTCTGGTACTAAGAAAGTACACTTATTTCTAGCGGAGGTAGAATAAATGATTTATTTGGATACAGAGTCTGTGGGCCTGTACGGGCCTACAGTTCTGATTCAATGGGGACGAAAAGACAAGTCAGTTAATCTGCATGGTATATTCAATAAGCCTGCAGGTGAGACTTGTAATCTTATTGAATTATTAATGGAAGAAACTATATGTGGTTTCAATCTGTCACATGATTCTTACCACATAAACAAAACTTATAATACTCTTAAACAATTGCCGGCTATGGCAACACCGGACATATTAACATATAGAGATGCTGAATTATCTTGGGTTAAGGACGGCAAGGAAGGATTGTTTACCTACTGCTGTAAACCAAAGCATGCTCTAGATCTACTGATAGTTGGTAAGAAAGGTACGTTCCAACCGATGATGGGACAGAAGGATATAGTACTAAAGAAAGTACCTAGAGCAATAGCGAAACAGGTACTAGCTGTACTGTATAAGAAAGTAAAGATCCCTTCAATATACTTTGGTAGAAGTGCTAAAGGATATGAATGGAAGATATCACAACTACACGCCAATGGTAAAGAGATCACGCCAGAGGAGTTAGCTAAATTTAAATCTGATCCTAAAGCGTATCCAATACTACTGGATAATGATTTTGTCAACTTAAAGTTATCGTTCTCACCTACCGCTGCACTGAAGGCTATAGTGGAGCACATTAAAGGTGAGAAAGTTGTCACTCTTGATGAGCTTCGGCCTTTAAAAAGGCCTGCAGAATATGAGTACAATCCATTCTACCATGGATGGATGGAGGTGGCTAGAGAACATATATGGGCTTGGGCAAACGACATAGAAAGATTAGAATATGCGAAAAATGATGTTATCTACCTACCTCTTGTTGAGAAATTCCTTCGAGACAACGGTAGCGTTTTTACTACTCCCGATAGTGACAGTGATTTGGCTTGGGCAGTGGGTTGTAATTATTGGCATGGTTTTAATATCGATGTTGGTAAAGCAAAGCATCACCTGGTTAAAACTAAGAAGTCGCTAGAGGGTGCTGATATTAATTTTAATGCTCCAAAGCAGGTACTAAAGTACTTACACTCTGTATGTTCACCTCTCGAGTGCGAGGCTATCCCTAATACAAAAGTGGAGACATTAGAGGGTATAACTAAAGATCCTGATTGGGCTGAAGAGCCTGTAACAGAGAGGTGTTTAAATGTTTTAAAGTGGCGTCACTTAGATAAAGAACGCGACTTAATGGAAAAACTCATCATAGCTAGGAGGTTACATGTTGTTTTTAAAGTTATCGGCACTAAGTCTAATCGTATGTCTGGTGGTTCTGAGTCTTTCGTATCATCTAAAGGCTCTATTAATCCGCAAGGTATCAAAAAGAGCCCAACCATTCGTGGGATATTTATGCTTCATTTCCCAGGTCTTCCTCTCAGTGGTGGTGATTTTGATGGTTTTGAAGTTGGCATTGCAGAAGCCGAATACAACGATCCCGAGCTCAGGAAAGATTTATTATCAGGTAAAAAAATCCATGCCCTCTACGCAGAGGCTATGTACAACATACCTTACGACGAAATCATGCAGTACAAAGAGTTCGGTGCCGGTCATCCCAAGGGATGGTACAGCAGAGGTAAGACCGCTTTCTTTGGTAAATTATATGGTGCTCAAAACAAGAAACTCGGTGAAGTTTTATGGCTCTCTGAGGAAGAAATTGATGCAGGGAATGAGAGGTTTTTCTCTAGGTATAAAGGAGTTAGGGAAGCACAAGATAGAGTGTATACTGATCATATGGCTCTTAGGCAACTTGGCGATATTGGCTCTCCTATTGAATGGGTTCAACCCAAGTATGCTGTGGAATCCTTTCTTGGTTTTAAGCGTGATTTTTCTCTTGAGTATTCTATTTGCAGGACTCTGTTTGAATTGGCTAATGACCTCCCTGACGATATAAAGGAAGCGGGAAAGAAGATCAAGGTAGTTAGAAGAGAAAGAGTTCAGACAGGTAGTGGAGCAGCAATGTCATCTATATTCGCAGCTGCATTCAATATACAATCTCAGATTATGAGGAGTGCAACTAACCATAAGATACAAAGTCCAGGTGGTCAACTCACTAAAGAGTTGCAATCAAGGATTTGGGAATACCAACCATGTGGAGTCAAGAGGTATAAAGTGTTACTTATGAATGTTCATGATGAGATTATGGCTATGACTACTAAGAAGATATCTTTAGCTGTCAAGCAAACAGTAAATGAATTTATAGAAGAAAAGAAAAAACTCATACCACTAATGAGTATGACTTGGAAAACAAACCTATTGGATTGGAGTAAGAAATGACTATCCTACAAGCAATAAAGAAACTTAAGAAAGCTTTTCCTGGACTTTATACTATCTGCAAGCTAGAGTACGTGAATCGGGAAAATGGTACTTTGAAGATAGAAAAAGAAGTATATGTTGCAGACATCAGTAAAAAACTTATATTCTTGAAAGGAGATAGCAATACTGATTGGAAAGAACTGGTAGACAGAGCTATAGACAGAGCTATAGACGCAAGAGGAGGTAAGAAATGACTATCCTACAAGCAATAAAGAAACTTAAGAAAGCTTTTCCTGAACTTTATACTACCTGCAAGCTAGAGTACGTGAATCGGGAGAATGGTACTTTGAAAATAGAAAAAAAAGTATATGTTGCAGACATCAGTGAAAAACTTATACTTGCTAAAGGAGATGGCAATACTGATTGGAAAGAACTGGTAGACAGAGCTATAGACGCAATAGGAGGTAAGAAATGAATATTCTACAAGCAACAAAGAAACTTAAAAAAGCTTTTCCTGATCTTTATACTACCTGTGAATATAAATACTCTAATCTTCGTGATAGTACCTTGAGAAGAGAAAAAGAAGTATACGTTGAGAGTACGGATGTTTCAAGTTTTCTATTCTTGAAAGGAGATAGCAATACTGATTGGAAAGAACTGGTAGACAGAGCTATAGACGCAAGAGGAGGTAGGAGATGAAGGTAATGTCATTGTTCTCTGGATGTGGTGGAGCTGATCTAGGATTCAGGCAAGAGGGATTTGAATTGATTTTCGCTTCAGATATAAATAAAGCTTGTTGTGATATACATGAGTTAAATTTTAATGAGCCTGTTCTATGTATGGATATAACGAGAATAACTAAAGGTATGTTAAATCAGTATAAATCTGTTGAGAGCAAACATCCAGACATCATAATTGGTGGACCTCCTTGCCAATCATTTAGCAATGCTAGAACTCGTGCCTTTAACTCAACCCATGATGCTTCAGGCTTAAAGAATGTTAAAGCAATGCAAGATATTGTACATCACATTAAACCAAAGATGTTCATCTGTGAGAATGTAGGTACGCTAGCAGATGATTCCCTTAACCATGCTTTTACAGTATTCAAGTATGGTTGGAACGATTATAATGTACATATGTTTAGATTAAATTCTACTAACTATGGACTACCTCAAAGCAGAGAGAGGCTATTCTTCGTAGGTATGAGAAAGGACTTAGAGTATTCATTTTGTAGACCAGTAGTAAATCATTATAGTAACCAGTACAGTGGTTGGTTAGATTGTGCAATGGGTGATGAATGGGAGGAGACTAATGGTAGTGAATGGACGTTACGTAAACGTACGACAGGTAAGGAAAAAGTTTTTCCATGGGAGCCTTCTTACACTATTCTTGCTAGTGAGCAACCTGTAAGAGTTAAGCGTTTTGATACTGAATCCGGTAGAAACAAACTATGGTATGATTTGAATGGTGTAACTATAAGTAGGTTGAAGCCAAGAGAATGTGCGAGACTACAAGGATTTCCAGATTCATTTAAACTGAGTGATAATGTCCAAGCTAACTACATGGTAGTAGGTAATGCTTGGAGTGTAACCGTAGCTAGAGCTCTAGCAAAAGAAGTAAGGAGAGTACTAAGTGCAGTATAAGGATGGAAAGAAGACAATTAGAACTGTATCGGTGAAGTTGAAATTTGGAATTGGTGATGTAGTATACCTACACCATGAAATACAGAACTGTTCTTTCCCTGCAAGAGTTAGGGATATAATTTATAGTTGCAAACAAAAGAAGTGGTCTTACTATCTTACCTACGGCCATGAAAATGAATTTGATGGAGAGTTCTATCAGGACAATGTAGAGAGGAACTATGATAGTAATAAATATAAATTTGAGTATGAAGGTAAGAGTGAATATCAAGTGTGGCAGAAATTAACTAAGGAGTACGGAGTATGAAGTATCTAGTCTTATCATTGTTGTTGCTTATGTTGTCGTGTTCAGATATGTTTTCAAATACTGAATACGTTTACATGTTAGATGGTGAATTAACAAAAGAGGTACTGTATGGTTGGTGGGAAGGTAATAATGGTGATACTTTAGTTTTCAATAATGCAAATCTATACAGCCATAAGAATGGGCACAACCAACAATATTCGGGTAGATGGGAATTTAAAGACAGCGTACTAGTACTGATGAGTGATATTAGTTGGGAGGATACACTAGATGGTTATCGCTTCCATGATACTCTGACTATACCTTACTGCTCTTTCCATAGGTTAGAGTTTAGAGGTAGCCGAGTAGCACAATATTGGAGAATATCAATATGATAATCGGTAGAACAGATATTAGCGGGAGAGAGATACAGCTAGGAGATATAATTGCATGTAAAGGTCTAGTCAATATCGCTGGGGACAATGTGTTTAAATCGTTCAAAGGAGAGGTAAGATATGATAAAAGTCTAAGTGCTTTTATATTTACGGATGGTCAAGCATCGTACTACCTTCATGAGGTTAAAGAAATAGAAATAATAGATAGAATATTAAAGGAGGAGAACAGATGAAAAAAGAATTTTTAACTGCTGCTCATAGTACAACTATAGATAAGATTAAGTCTTACTACGGTTGGTGGAAAAGTAGAAAGTACGATGGTTTCTCTGCTGTATGGGATGGTGGTTTATCAAGAGGTAAACGAGCTAATGAAGTACCTTGGTACAAGAAAAGAAATATAGATGTTGATAATCCTATATGTACTGGGTTATGGACACGTAAAAATCATATCATTTATGCTCCAGATTTCTTTCTTAATGAATTACCTATGTATATGCCAGTACAGGGTGAGATATGGTATAATGATGATAGAGCTGTAGCGGCAGTATGCAATTGCAAAGACTGTAATGATGATAGATGGTATATAGCTAAGCTAATGACTTACAACCTTAAACCATATTGTTTTTGGGAGGATTATGAAGAATTAATCGATGATGATTTCGTACCTGCTTGGGTGGTTAATTCAACTTTAGCTTATCGGTTAAGTTGTGTTAAGGAATACATAAAAATATCTAAGTCTAAGAGTATGGTCTTAGCATTGCAAGAAGAAATTGATTGGAAAAGCATTGATAAAATGTTAAATGATTGGGAAGAAAATGTAAACAAAGGAAATTGGGAAGGTTATATTTTTGCCAATCCATTAGCTGAATACGCACCTTACAGAACAAACAGTCTATTGAAGGTTAAGCCTCTTTATGATACAGAGGTAAGAATTATTGGTTACAATGATGGAGAAGGGAGACACGTCGGACGTCTTGGATCCCTTAAAGTCCAGAAGATGTGGAGAGATGAAGTTGAAACCTTCCATGGTGGCAATAAAAACATGGTAGGAGAAACAGTATTCTTTAATGTAGGAGGTGGGTTCAGTGATGAAGAGAGAGATTACACATACGTAAAAAAGCATTACCCGATAGGTGGATATCTAACAATTAACTTTAATGAAGTAGGTAGTAATGGATCAATTCCGAGTGCTCGAAAGGCAAATCAGATCACATAAGCAACGATTCAATAGTTTACGGACTATTGTCACTCTAGGCAAAAGTATCAAATTATATTTTAATTACCTTAATGAAGAAGAAAGAATTAAAATATTAGAAGTCTACAAGCGTGGAGACCTACAAGAAATTAAAGATATGGTTAAAAAGAAGGAAAGAATACATGGCTAGGCAAGGCGAATCAGTTTTATTGGTTGATCCTTTTGTTGATCTGTTAGTGCATAAAGGTTGGTTTGTTATGAAGACTCATGGTAACCAGTTTCAAGAAGGTTTCCCTGATCTATTCATTAGCCACCCTGAGTACTCTTGTAAGTGGGTTGAGGTCAAACGTAAAGGACACAGCTTCACTACTGCTCAGAAGAAGTTTTTCCCAATACTGTTAAGCAATAACGTACCTCTCTATATATGTGAGAGTGATGACTTGAGAGGAGAAAGAAACTATGACAAACGTATGCGAATGTATGATAAACTTTTTAACCCACCAAATGCAGCATATTATTTAATACCTTCACTGAGAGGAATGGGAATATGAGTTGGGTAAGATTAGATTTGATTGGTGGCAATGAGGTAGTTGTCAGAATAGAAGACATTGATAAACCATTCACCGTTATTGTCAAACCTGATAACTTTAGTCATGGGTCTCATCATTATGAGGTGGGTGATAAACTTAATAGAGTATTGTATAAAGATGGCACTATGGACACATTAATAGAGTCTAGCTATGCTAGTCTTAAATCTAAACTGTTGGGGTTATAATGAAATGTATTATTAATTTTGAAGGGAATACGTACTTAAAACAAAACATAGATGGTACGTTAGGTTTAGCTGAGACAGAGGTAGACTATGATACTAAAAAAGATTTGTTCAGCTTACAGAATGGAGAGATGGTTTATGCTACACCAGTAAAAGTCTTACCTCCTAACTTAGTGAGATACAATTTTATTGAGCACGGCTTAACTAATCTCGATGACCAAGCACATTTCGGTATTAAGATGTTGAACATGATGTATCAAATCACTTTCATCTTTCATCAGATACATGAAGAGGTTAAGAAAACAGAGGGAGGTGGAAAAGAAATGTTTAAGAAACAGAAAAACATGATAGCCCTGATGAAACATGATCTTGATACCTGGTCCAGAGCAATGGGTTTAGTTGATATGGTCTTTAATGATAGAAAGAAGGAAGATTAATGTCAGAGAAAGAAATCAATAAGAATGTAGTGAACAATCCTGCACACTATACCGCAGGAGGTATAGAATGTATTGATGCTATCGAGGCTGCTACAACTGGATTGCGTGGTGTTGCTGCTGTATGTGTAGGTAATGTTATTAAATATGTATGGCGTTATTCTCTTAAAAATGGATTAGAAGATCTGTATAAAGCAGACTTCTACCTCACTAAACTTATCAATAAGGTAAGAGAAGAGAATGAGAAAACAAAAGCTAAAAGATTAGCTGACTTTAAGGCTTTTGATGTAGACATAGAATTACCTAAATTAACTATTGGGGATTAACCGAAACATCTTACCATTCTAATGTGCATCAAACGACACCAGAAGGTGTAAAAATATTTATGCAAAGGAGAATTGAATGAAGCATTATTTAAGTAACAACTTTTGTGTTGAGGAGTTTACCAAAATTCCACAAGTGGATACAGTTGAATATATGATGAAACATTTAGCTGTATCTATACTGGAACCATTGAGACACTACCTTGAATGCCCGATATTTATTAACTCTGGTGTACGTAACTTAAAAGATTTCCATCGACTGATAGATCAGGGTTATCATCCATCAGAAAATAGTGATCATTTTTACGGTGAGTATAGTAGACATACTGTTGGAGCAGTAGACATCTGGCCATTTTGTGGTGCAGACGTAGCATGGAAAGGTATTAAATCTTTATTCAGTGGGGATTTGATACGATTGCCTGAAACTTCAGTACAGATAGGGCAATGCATTTATGAAGAGCGAGGTGATAGTAAGTGGATACATATCTCTAACCCAAAGAGTATAGTGTATAACTCTTATTTTACGAAAGAACATTTAACTCAGAAACATTTTCTAGAATCTTTTGATGGAGGAAAAACCTACAGTGAGATTTAACGTCAGCAGGTACTTCGATGATTGTCTGGAATATAAGATAATTATATTTGCTACTGAAGAAGAGGCTAGAAAAGAAGCTGATATGCTAAATAAAAGAAACACTAAACCATTAACTAGTTATCTAGTTAGTAAGGAACTGTAATGAGATTTGATAAACAACCTAAATTCTTGAGTCCGAGTAGTCTGAACCAATTCGAAAAAGAGCCCAACAAATTCTTTCTTCAACGATTATCTCTACCTCCTCGTCCTCGTGAACCACAGAGTGTGGCGGCTGCATTAGGTACGATAGTAGACATTGAAGCTAAGACATATCTAATGAAGCAGGGTTTACTAAACAAGTACACTACTGCTGCTTTAGCTGAGGATTTAATACATAATCGTACTATTAATGTACCTTGGTATCAGCCTGAGAAAGAGAACAAAAATCTTTACGATATTGATTATGAGAATGTTGAGCCACACTTGAAGACTGATGAAGTATTGACAGCAGGTAAAGATATTGCTAAGGTCTACATTAAACAGTTAATTGATAGAGATATAACTCAATGGCATGATGTAGATGTTAAAACCATTTACAACTTATCTGTTGTGATTGGTGGTAAAAGACATACCGTTCCAATCTACGGTATAACCGATGCTTTAGTAGGTACGTTAGAGGATGGAATCAGCCCATTGGATTATAAGTGCACCTCTGGTTCACCTAAGAAAGGATGGTGTTTTTCTATAGTTAAAGGTGCGAAGTTAGAGAAGCCTGAAAATGATATTAACATTCCATTTGATACTATTGACTCGCAGTGGGCAACACAGTGTTGTACTTATGGTTGGGCTAGTGGTAGACCATTGTTTAAACCTTTCACAGTATTTGTAGATCAGATCTGTTACGGTGCTAAGACTTTGGGTGTCCGTATATTTCGGTTCCAAGGCACGATTACACCAGAGTTTCAAAAACTTGTTGCAGCTAGATACCTGCACTGTTGGGATAGTATCACTAGTAAAACAGGTAAAGAACGCTACTCAGATAAGTTGGGTTGCACTAGACTGTTCACTGAACTAATGGCTAACGCAGAGAGATGGTTCTAATGAAGGTATTTGAGAATCCAGATAACCCAAATCGTATGAGAAAAGCTGATGACATTGTTAAATATAGAGACGAGGTAGAAAAGTATTCACCATGCAAATGTGGCAGTGGTAAGAAAGCTAAGTTCTGTAAATGTGGGGAGTATAAAAAATTGAAATGATAATACTTAAGGTAGTAATCTTTATGATAATCATACTAGTAATTGCAGTATTTATTATAGCTGCAGTAATGGGTGAGCTATAGTACCTGTTAATTTTCGGTGACTTTCCCATCGTAGTGGTAGAAGTCAAAAATCTTTTCAATATTTTTCAACTAAAGTATTTCTTAGGAGTGTAATATATGTCGAATATAGCAACTGATTTAGAAGGTAAGAAAATATATAGAATGACACCTGAAGCCTTAACTATGTTCCAAGTTTTAGGCATCATGCCTAAAGTATTCATAAGTCCTGCTAGGTCAATGTATGGTAAACTCAATCCTGCTTATCTGAGTGGTAAGAAGGTAATGATTGAACTTAAAAAGATGTTAGCTGTCAAATTTGATAAACAACAATCTGCTGCTATGGCAGGAGTGAAAGGTATATATTCTCAATCTGTAGTCTATGCAAACTGCAATGATGTATTCTTTGATAAGCTTACTCTGCCAAAGAATTGTCTTAATGATAACTCATTAGTAATGCTTATATCTAATACATGGGACATTGAATCTGTGTCCGTACCAAACGCGAGCGCGGCCACTACCTCCACCACAATGAAAAAAAAGCCTGAGGTGAAAGCCCAAATAGCTGATTGTATCAAAAACAGCTGAAAATAAATTTTTCATTTAATCGCTTAAATCCCATTTTGTAAAGAAAAATAAAAATCTTTTTTTGTCAATTTACAAAGTGGGATATCCTATCAGGAAACCTTGACAAAAAAAGAATACCATTTTGTAAATTGATAAGTAAGAATACCATTTTGTAAATTGATAAATAAGAATACCATTTTGTAAATTGATAAAATGATATTGACAAAAAAGTAATATCATTTTGTAAAGATATTCTTATTGTGTAAATTGACAGAATGATATTGACAGAATGATATTGACAGAATGATATTGACAGAATGATATTGACAGAATGATATTGACAGAATGATATTGACAGAATGATATTGACAGAATGATATTGACAGAATGATATTGACAAAATGATATTGACA